CTTCCTTGAAAGATGCTGTACTTGTTGCTTTTGTATCTCCTGATGAGGAGGATTGGAGATTTTCTTTTGTTAAGTTAAGAGAGGATAGTAGGGTAAAGAGAGAGCTTTTACCTGCTAGGAGATGGTCTTTTTTGGTAGGAAAAAATGAAAAGACACATATAATACAGTCAAGGTTTTGTAAGATTTTAAAATCAGACAAGGTTTTAAGTTTAGAGGATATTCAGAATGTATTTGATATTAGTGGTATTACTAAGGAGTTTTTTAGAGAGTATAGGGAGTTATTTATCAAGATTAAACTTGAGCTTGATAAGATTGTAAAAGAGGATCCAGCTGTTAAAAAAGAATTTGAGGATAAAAATATTAGTACTGTGTTATTTGCTAAGAAGTTTCTTGGACAGATAGTGTTTTTATACTTTTTACAGAGAAAGGGTTGGTTTGGAGTAGAGAGAGGTAAAGATTTTGGGACAGGTTCAAAGGATTTTATAAGAAAGCTCTTTAATAAAGAATATGTAAGCTATGAGAGTTTTTACAATGATGTGCTTAAATTTTTATTTTATGATGCTTTAAGTGTTGATAGAGTTTCAAGTGATTATTATTATTATGTTCTCAATTGTAGAGTTCCGTTTTTAAATAGTGATTTATTTAATCCGGTGAATGATTTTAATTGGCGGGAGTTACATATACCTATTCCGGATGAATTGTTTTCTAATGATAGTAAGAATGGTATTCTTGATGTGTTTGATAAATATAATTTTACTGTAAATGAGGAAGAGTCATTTGAAAAAGAGGTAGCACTTGATCCTGAGGTACTTGCGGATATTTATGAAAAAGTGAATGCGATTAAGGAAGATAATTTTGATGAATATTTAGATGTTTTAAAGTCTAAACAGAGTGAGGATAAATTTAACAAGGAGTATGGAGTTTATTATACTCCAAAAGAGATTGTTGAATATATGTGTAGTGAAAGTTTAATTTACTATCTTGAATCTCAGTTAGCTGGTAAGGTTAGTAGACAGGATTTAGAAGTGTTTGTGAATTTTGGCGATTTATTGATTGATAATGAAAGGATGGTACAGAGAGAGATTGAAGGTGGTAATGGAGGTCTAGAATTAGAGTTTAAGATTCCGGAGAGTATTATAAGTAATGCAGAGGTAATAGAGTTGTTACTTAATGACTTGAGGATTTGCGATCCTGCGGTTGGTTCGGGAGCTTTTCCTATTGGTATGCTTTATAACATTGTTAGGTTAAAGGATATTATTTCTGTATATACTAAGAATAATAGTAGCATATATGAGTTAAAAAGGTATACGATAGAGAATTCTATATATGGTGTTGATATAGATCCTGGAGCTATTGAGGTATGTAAATTAAGACTTTGGTTGACTTTAGTTGCTGAGGATGATTCTTTAAAGGACATAAGGTATCTTCCGAATTTGGATTATAAAATAGTAAGAGGTAATTCATTAATTGGGTTTCCAAAGGATTGGAAGAGTGATATAGAAAATAAGATTGTTGGGTTACAGAATAATTTTTTTTTAGAGACGAGTTTAGATAGAAAAAGAGAAATAAAAGAAGAGTTAGATTCTTTAATTTTAAAAAGACTTGGGAGTTCTGAGAGAACATTTGGATACAAAGTAGATTTTGATTTTAGATTGTTTTTTTCTACAGGTGTTTTTAGAAAAAGGTGGATTTGATATTGTAATTGGTAATCCGCCGTATGTAAGGCATGAAAAGATAAGATCAATCAAGCCTATTTTAGAAAAACAAAACTATGAGGTCTTTATATCAACAGCAGACCTTTATGTTTATTTCTATGAGAAAGGTTATCAACTATTAAAAGAACAAGGAATTTTAGCATACATTACAAGCAATAAATGGATGAGGACTTCGTATGGGGAGAAGTTAAGAAAGTTTTTAAAAGGAAAGACGACTATTTTAGAGATTATAGATTTTGTTGGATATAAAATATTTGACCAGAAAGTTGACACTAATATTTTATTATTTAGAAAAAAAGTTCCACAAAAGGAAAGCACTTTGAAATTTTTAATAGTATCAGATAGTGCAAAGGAATTAGAGAGTTATTTAAAAAAAGATTTAAGTATAGTAATTTAAGTGTATTTGTTATGAGTAACTGGGGTATTCTTTATCAAGATATGCTTTATGATAATGCGTGGGCTCTTTGTAAATATGACGTTTTACTGTTAAAAAACAAGATTGAAAAAGTAGGAAGACCTTTGAAGGATTGGGATATTAAGATTTATTCTGGAATTAAAACAGGATGTAATGAAGCATTTATCATTGACACGGAAACAAGAAATAGAATTTTAGCAAATTGTAAAGATGAAGAGGAAAGAAAGAGGACGGAGGAGATAATAAGGCCGATTTTAAAAGGTAGAGATATTAAAAAATACAGGTATAAATGGGCGGAGTTGTGGATGATTTACATACCTAGACATTTTCCATTACACAACGATAAATCTATATCTGGGGCGTCTTTAAAAGCTGAAGAAGAATTTAAAAGGAAATATCCAGCACTTTATAGCTATCTTTTACATTTTAAGGATAGATTATTAAAAAGAAATAAAGATGAAACAGGAATAAGGTATGAATGGTACGCATTGTCAAGAATGACATCAAATTGCTGTTCAGAATTTGAAAAAGAAAATATAGCATGGAAAAGGATAGGCGAACCTCCTGCTTTTACAATAGTATCTTCAGAGTACTATTGTGATGCAACGGCTAATGTAATAAAGACAAAAGAAAATGACTATTATATTAATAGATACCTTTTAGGTATTTTAAATTCTAGATTTTTTGAATTTACATTTTACAAGTTTTATATGGGAGGAGGAGTAGAAGGTGAAATAACAGTAAGTTCTATAAATAATTTTCCAGTACCACAAATAACAGAGAAAAACAAAGCTATAGTCAACCAAATAATACAGAAAGTAGATGAAATATTAACTAGTATTGAAAATAAAGATTATGGGATAAATCAAGAAGGACAGAAAGAGATTAAAGATATCCAAAAAGAAATAGATATATTAGTGTACAGGCTTTATGAATTAGATAATGAAGAGATTAAGATAATAGATATTTATCCAGGAACTCTTAATACTGGAAACTGGGATATTATCTATCAGGATAAACTCTCTGATGATATTTGGACTTTAGGAAATAAAAGCGTTTTAGATTTAAAAGAAAAAATAGAAAGAATTGGGAGTCCTTTGAAGGATTGGGATGTGGATATACACAGAGGAATTACAACTGGATATAATGATGCATTTATAATAAACACAGAAACAAGAGATAGGATTTTATCTAATTGTAAAGATGAAGAAGAAAGGAAGAGGACAGAAGAAATTATTAAGCCAGTTTTAAAAGGTAGAGATATTAAAAAGTACCGGTATAAATGGGGAGGTTTATGGGTAATTTTAGCTAGAGTTGGTTTTCATAAAGTATCAAATCTTTATCCTGCTGTTGTAGAGCATTTAAGTAAGTATGAGGATAGATTAAAAGAAAGAGACCAGAAAAGGCTGGAATTAATTAGGAATCTATCTGATGAGTGTCTTAAACAAAATGAAAGAGAAAGAATAATATTACAAGAGATATCAAATGGGTCAAATTGTGCGTATATCAATGAGGATATGTTTATTGATGGTACTGCATTGTTAATAACAGGAGAAGATTTAAAATACTTACTTGGAGTTTTAAATTCAAAACCAGTAGAGTTTTTCTTTGAAATTTTCTATACATCTGGTAGATTAGGAGAAGATACATATCGATATAAGAAAGTAGGTTTAGGAAGAATTCCAATACCTCCAATTGTAGAAGAAAACAAATATATAGTAAAACAAATAATACAAAAGGTAGACCAGATCCTAACTATTACCAAATCTGAAGATTATGAAATAAATCAAAAAAAACAAAAAGAAGTTGATGAGATTCAAAAAGAAATAGATATATTAGTATACCAACTCTACGAATTAGATAATAAAGAAATTAAGATAATAGAAGTTTAGAAAAATGTTTAGTTTTCTTTTATAAATATTTCATATTCCCAATTGATAGATGCAGCATTAGAATCACCAGTTACAGAGAACTCTATATTAGTACCAGTAATATTTACATTTAAAGTAGATTGATTAATACTATTATCACTTATAAAAGTATCATTTACAGAACCAACTTGTGTTACAGTTCCAGCATTATTTTTAAATAAATAAATCCTTCTAAGAAAGAAAGAGTCAGAGTTATAATTTCTTCTACCGATTAAGTCAACCTGTACAACAATAGTACTATTATTAGTACTAGCAAAAGTATATAAGGTGGCAGTACTATTTCCAGTAGTAGTTACTTCACCTCTTCTTACGTCTCTTATTTTTCTACCCATAAAATATTATAACTTAATTATTACACCTACAGAGAAAATTTGTTTTCTTAATTTACCTTCTATTCCTAAGTGTACCCAAGCTGGGTCATATTCATTACCAAATTCCCATATTAACTGGTCAAATTTTTTATTTTTACTTTCTAAAAATAGTCTAACTCTTTTAAACAATTCACCATTTCTTATTACAGGTGAATAAAAATCAGCAGCAAGACCTTCCATATGAGCAGAAGTTTTGCTACCATTAATTAAATCATTTAATCTTTTACATCTATAACCAGAAGTAATAACAATTGGTACTTTTAATTCATCACGAATTTCTTGTAGAAAGAGAGCAAGTTTTTTAATATTAAAGACTATTTTAGGCGATGGATTAAACTGTTCAGTTATTGAATTTCTATAAGCCACCTGACTAAATAAAAATTCCTGTAAAGTAAAATTTTTAGTTAATTTCATAATAAAATTATAAATTATATATTAAAAATTGTGAATTAGGTATTTACAAAATGTATTATATATTATATACTATATATTGAGTTTCATAAAAATCTCCTTTCAACCCCCTCCTAGCCCCGGGGGGATTTGTTATTTTTTTTATGATATTAGAATTTGAATATAAAATACAATCAAAGCCTAGAATGACAAGGCAAGATATCTATATATCGTCAGAGAATTTCAGACCAGCAAATGAAAGACTGTATAAGAGACATCTTAGACTTAGAGAGTATTGGGATTTTAAAGAGAATATTAGATTATTTTTTATGGAGAAAAACATAGATTATAGTCAGAGAGATGTGCTATCAGATATTACATTTGTTATATCTATGCCAAAGTCTTGGAGTAATAAGAAGAAGAAGGAATATGAAGGTAAGCCACATAAGAGTAAGCCCGATTTGAATAATCTAGTTAAAGCATTAGAAGACTGTTTATTTGATGAAGACAAATATATATGGGAATATAAGAACATAAGAAAAATATGGGGATATACGGATAAAATAATATTCAAGATATGAGAAGAGAAAATTTATTTCAAATAAAGAAAATAACAATATTGTATAATCTTATAAATAAAGAATATAGTAGATATATAGTAGAGAACATAAAATTTATAGCAGATAAGAATAAATATTCAGTGTATGAATTCCCAGAGAATAATGACTTCAATAAATACAAGATAGTTTATGATATTTTAGAGAATGAATATAACAAGACAAATAAAGTAATAATAATAACAAATTGTATAGATATCTTATTAGAATTTTCTAATATACTAAAGCTATCATTTACTAAATCAGAGAATGTGCAAGCATATTTGAATGTAAATAAAATAAATAAAGACATTTTAATAACACCTGATAAAGTAGCCGTGTATGAAATAGATGATAAAAAAAAGAAAATAATCGAAATAGAAGTAGGTTATTTTGGTATAAAATCAGAGAAGTTAAGGAAATATATAGATAAATCATCAAAAAGATATCAAGATATTGATGAAATTTTTAAAAGCTATTGCATTCTAAATAAAGAAATATACCTATTTGATAAAGATAGAGAATGATAACTGAACAGCATTAACTTTCACTTGATTAAAAGGAATAATAGCAATTGTATTACCAGTATTTGCTGCATTAGTACCACCAGAAATAATATGAATATAAGTCAGTAACTGTGAAACACTTTGATTAACTAATATATTACTAGAACCAGTTTCTATAGTTACAGTATTACCAGATATACTAACAACCTTGTCCTTTATAGGTCTTACATCATAATTAAATACTATCGCATCACCTGCTTGTAAACCAGATACAGAACCTAAAGTATATTGCTTATCATTTATCTTTGCTGTAACCGTAGTTAATAAATGATTAACAGTAATTGGAACAATACAATCTAATCTTATATCTTTAGGATTTACAGTCTTTGTAGGAACAAATCTATAAAACTCGTGATAACTAGAAATATTATCACTCGATTTTACAACCCTAGAATCAAAAACAATTGCAACATATGATATCAAATTGTTTATATCATTCTTTAAAAGATTACTATAATACTGACTTATCATATTATACCCAATTACCTAAATATAGCCTATAAACACCAAGAACATGAATGCCAGTTTCGTTAAATGTATATACCTTTACAAAAGTATTCGTGTTAGTATTATAATAAGCAGCATGTGTTTGACCGCCTTCAACATAATGTCCATATATCTTACCTTCACACATATTCCTTGCTACAAAATAAGTCCCAGAGCTGGTATAAGTAGTAACTAATGTACTTAATGTACCAGTAGATATATCATATTTACGTACAGTAAGAGTACCAGAATCGTCTTTTGTCCAGTAAATATAATTTGCTGACTCACTATCACTAAACATACGATATATAAAGCCGTAAGGAGCATCACTAAAACTGTTTATAGATAATAGTGTGCCATTAAGTTCCCTAACTCTAATAGCAGTAAAACCATAAGAAGGCATATTATTAAAATAACCATCATACTGATATATTTTATCATTAATTACAATATGACGATGATAATCAAAGTTATAATATATATTAGTATATGTATTACTATCGGCATTATAAAGGTAACCTGTATTTAGAGAATCTATCTTTAAAGAAGTTAATTTATTTTCATTTCTTACCCAATTTACAGTAAGCCAATTAGGATAAGTATTTGGATATAGACTTACTGAAGTACCATTTAATAGATTTACAACTGTAGGATCATGTGCATAATAAAAATATTTACCTGTATCTGAAAAAGTAACCATATATTCATGTACATTACTACTATAAAGAACACTAAGATTAGTACCTACAACAGTACTTAAGTCTATTCCACTACTACTACTACCATCTAATGGCATTAATTTTAGATAATGATACGGTACTACTTTTTTTACATATGCAACATATAATTTACCAAAAGATATTTCTATATAATCAGTATATGCACTCTTTTTATGTCTGTTAACACTTCTTACTCTAAGATAATACTTTCTATTTAAATTTATATTATAAAATGGGTCTGTTAAATCATAAGTTTTTGAATTATTAGATGTTGTTGAGTTAGATATATCACTATCAATTTCATAATATTGAACATTCATATTATCCCAAGTTACTATTAAGAATGAACCCGTATGACTATATTGTAAATTAGTAGGAACAGGAGGATCTGGTATGTCCATAATAGAATCCTCAACCTCTAAATAAACCATAAGACTATTAATATTAATACTACAATTAATCTGTAATACATCCTTTTTTATAATATCAACATTTTCTAAAAACAATGTCTGATTAGAATTATTTACCAAATGAACCTGACTAATTACCTGTAAAACCTGATCATTAATATTTGGTAAATTAATAAAATTAGGAGTAACAGTAATCGTATTACCACTAATACCAGTTATCTTATAATACTCCCTATTTATAGTTACCTTATCATTTACATTAAAACCACTAACACTACTAACCTGAACACTATTAGATGTTATACCACCAGTTATCTTAGTACTAGAATTATTACATACATTACGACCAAGAGTAACAGAACTTAAAACAGAATCAGTTAATACACTGTTATTAGAATTAGTTATATACTTCTGATTAACACTAGTTATATTAGTACTTTCAGTAGCCGTATCATAACTAGTAACCATAGCTATTTGTTGAATATCTGTTACAAATTTGTTAAATAAATAATTTCTTAAAAAATCAGTAAAAAACCCGTTATTAATCATATAAAATAAACACTAAATGTTAAATTCTTATAATCATTTCCACTTGTAATAAGAGGATTTTTATTATTAGAAGCAGTTTTTAACTGTTTTATAATATCCTGAAGCCTATATTTCATATTAGAAATAGTAATAACTTGCTCAATATTATTTTGAGAAATAAATCTATTTTTTATACTGGTAACTATTGCACTAGTATTTTTTATAATTTCTTTACCATTATTATTTTCTATAACCACAGGAATTTTATACCCAATTTGACATTGAGATTTTCTATATGAAGTAAAAGTTATTTCAATATTCGGCTCTGCATTCAATTCTGTAATTCTTTTTAACCGATAATAAGTATCCTCTGTTATCGGTCTGTCTATTACTTCACTCCTAAAAAACATACCATATTTTATTATATCACTAGAAAAATCCTCTACCTTTTTTTCTTGTATCGCTCTATAATACCAAATCCTAACAATATCACCATTATTTGGTACATCCAAAGGTAAAGCCTGAACAAATCCACGTTCCCGCGCCCTTACCTTTTTTCTAACACCATATTGCACAACATCTAAATTAGGATAATCATCAGGATATATATCAACACCATTCGCAAGCTCAAATTTAAAACTCGTATTTAAACCAGGAACAGGAGTATCTAAAGTAATAGTATTTGATGAAATAGTAAATGGCCTAAAATATGCATTACTACCAGAAATAAGCCTACATACAAGCCGATCATTTAATAACTTAGACTGATCATATAATATCCTCTCTGCTTTCGGAACCTCTATAGAAAAAACACTATCACTAGTAACACTAATAATCCTACTAGTTACTAACCTACAATAATAAACAATATCAGTAGCTATACTGTCTAATTCAAAAGAACTCTGATTACCCTTCACAATAAAATCCTGATAAACAAGATCAGTATTGTTAACAATTACAGTATCTAAAATACTATAATTAACTATATTAGTTATATCAACCTTTTTACCTATAGTATGCTCCGCTGGTAAAAACCTATCAACATTAGGAGTATCATACTCACTAATATAATCTAAATTATTAATATAACCAGTCCTTAGTATCTTATTGTCTATACCTAACATCCACTCGTCAGTAGGATCTATACCCTTCCTAGAAAAAATCTGATACTGCTGAACTAAATTTATATTCCTTACAGAATCTGGCTCAACAAAATAAAATACTCTAAAAAAATAACCTATACTATTTAAAAGCTCAACTAAACAATTTAAAGGAGTATTACTTACCTCAAAACTGTCAATTATTACATTAGAACCTAAATTCACATACTTGTCTATAGTAACAGAATTTATAACACCACCAGTATATCCAGACAACACACCATCACTAGTATTCGATACACTAGGAACAAATTTATTACCAGCTAAATCAGTATACTCAATAAAAATCATATCGAGTATATCATTTAAAGAAGTAGGAGACCTTATATTAAAATTCAAAAACTTTAAACTAAAATCCCTATTCCTTACTGTTATACCATACTTTACTATCCACCTACCTAAACCCTTATCAAAACCTATTAACTCTAAATTAACACTAACAATAACACCAGCTAAAACACCACCAATTACCTCAGTCCTACTATCATTAGTAATACATATATCATCACCTACTGATACCAAAATCTCCTCATTATTATTATCTACAGGATCTATTAATGTTATATCAAACTCTAATAACTCAGTACCTAAATTAACATCCCACTGGGGCAAATTCTCTAAAGACTTACTTACATCATTCCAATAATAATCACCAAACCTCTTGTAAAAACACCTCATAACTGCCTACTAATATTCCTACTAATCTTAGCACTTACTAACTCCACAAGTTTCTTAATATCACTGTCATTCCTAAAAGTAGGATTGTTTATCTCAAAATTAATATTAATATTACTAGAACCTCTAGGAAAAGAATTAGAATTAATATAATTAAACAAATTACTAATCTGCCTACTGTTTAAAACCATCTCAGCACCATTCTCACCTAAAGTAGCAAACGTCGGCCTATCTATAACACCACCAGTTGCAAAACCAGGTAAACCCTCTTTTTTAAAACTACGTCTTAAAATAACATCAGTTACAGCAATTAAAATAACCGGATCACTAGGAAATTTATTATTTATTCTCTCAAATACATCATTAAAATCAAAAATAAGTCCCCTTGACGAATCATAAAACTTAATACCACTGTTAGCTACTTTCTCAGCAACACCCTTATCAAGACCATATACATTCCTAGCAAAAACAGATTGATTAAAAGGAATATCATAAGTAACATACTTAATAGCATGATCAAAAGGAATTTTCATATCTAACATAGCCTGAAGTAGCTTCGCTTTATTACTATCACTAGCTATATTAAGCAATAAACCATACATATTTTCAGTATCTTGATCCTTACCAATAGCAGCTAAATCTAAATTAATACCATGTCTTTCTTTTAATAAACTAGCTAATTCATACATTTTAGAACTATAAGACCTCTTCGCTTCTGACTGCAAAGCTCTGGAACCAGTCGTACCAGTAATTACATTACTACGAGTTATAATACCCTTACTAGCCTCATTTATCCTACTCGTTATATCTAAAACACTATTCTTAATAGAATCTAAATTGTCAACAACACCATTAAAATACTGCCTTAAACTATCAGCCATAACCCTACTGTTATTTAAAACATTGTTAGAAGTACTATCTAATGTAGATAAAGTATTACTTAAATTAGTTAATACATTACGATTGATATCATCAATATATAACTCAGAACTCTTTATTATCTTATTTATCCTCTTGTCTATACCATCTAACCACCTGTTAGAACTATCAGCATAAGCACTATTCACCTCACTAATTAAATCATCATGGTACTTCTTTAAAGTATCATAATTCCTCTGCTCTAACTCTAATTGCTTATTTAAACCATCTATCCTAGCCTGCCTTTCATTATCAGAAGCCCTCGCACGCTCTAAATCCATATCAAAAAACGCATCATAATACTGCTTAGTAGCCTCATTTAACTTCCTCTGTATCTCCTGCCTATACTTTAATAAAGTACCACCACTAGCTAACTGATTCAAATTAATTAACTGATTAGATATATTCTCTATCTGCCTATCTATATCACCCTCTTGTATAACATCACCACTTAACTTCGCAATCTCCTTAGCACGCTCTAAAGCTAAACGCTTATTCTTTAAATCCTCTAACTCCCTAATAACCCTCGCCCTCTCCGGCTCCTCCTCATTGAATAACCTACGCTTATAATACGCAACACGCTCAATAGCTAACTCCCTCTGCAACGCCTGAAATGTCTCAAAATCTATAGTACCTAAAACCTCATACTCACTCCTTAACTGCTCCTCCCTAGTACCTAACTTAGTCTCAAATTCCTCTAAAGTCATCCTATAAAAATCCTCACCAAATCTAGCCCTCTTTAAATCCTCCTGTAACTTCCTCATCGCCTGCTGCTTCTTCCTCTGGTCAATCTCACGCTCCTGCCTTAACCTGTCCACCTCCTTTATAGCATTTATCTGCTCATCACGCTCCCTACGTATATTCTTTATACGCTCTAAAGAATTCCTTAACTCCCTACCATATATCTCGTCTATTAAATCTATCTCCCTCTTGTAACTCTGAAACTTTAAATCCTTTATATCCTCCTGCTTCTCAAAAATCTCCCTGTTTAACCTAATAAGTTTATCATACTCGTCCCTAGCTTTCTTCTGAAACTCCTCAAATGCCTCCTTTACCTTCGTTGAAACAAATACTACCTCCTCCTCAATCTCCTTCCTATACTTCTGCTTTAAAGACTTACCAAATAAATTAGCAATTAACTCATATGGATAAGCAAGAGTATTTACAATAATATTCTGTATTGTTATAAATAAATCTTCAATCCTACCAGAAGAATACTTAATAGCCCTGTTTAATTCATCAAAAATTCCCTCAACTAATAACTCAACACCTTTAGCTATCACAAGCTCAATCTGACCAGTTAAAGCAGCAGCAGTAACCGTAATAACACCACTTAATTTACTTTTGGCAGACTCAGTTAACTTACCAGCCTTCTCTAAATCAGACATCTCCTTCTTGGCTTGATTAATCTTATGCACATTTAAAGCTATACCTATACCTAACTTCGCAAACTCTTTAATATTCTCCTTAGCAGCATCAGAACTTACTCTGTGAAATTTCTCTAAATCCTTACCTATTTCCTTTAATTTATTAGATAACTCAGTAAAAGCATCAATACTATCATTTACCTTTAAAGTATCTAATAAACTAACACGCTCGCTAGTAAGCCTGTCAAAAGCATTAAATATAACATCTAAACCCCTAGTAACTAAATCACTGGCCGATTTGCTAAAACTATCATAATACCTATCAATAAAATTAGTTAAACCAGATATATCACCCTTGTATAACTCTAAACCCCTCTTTAATAACTCCTCCCTCCTAAATAAAAATTCATACTCATTCTCTAATAACCTATCTAAAACATCCCTCTGTATATTTATCCGCTCTGCCTCTAACTCAATATTATTCTCAATAAACCTCCTCCTTAAATCATCCTCAGCCTTTATTAAATTCCTAACCTCATCTTGATATACATTAACACCTAATGAATCCCTATAACTCTCTATTAAAGCCTTCCTCTTCTCTAAAAAACTCTTCTCTAAAAGCAAAAGCTCCTTCTTACGCTCCACCTCACTTAAAAACTCTAACCTGTTACGCTCCTCAATCTTTAATACACTATCCTCATACTCCTTACTCAAAACATCCAAAGCACCCCTAAAACTAACCTCCCCTATCCTTAACTTCTCATTACTTAAATTATTATATATATTACTTAAAAAACCACTACTTAATAAACCAGAATACCTCTTTAAAAGCTCTACCCTTGACTTCAAATTCTCCTCATTTAACCTGTTAATCTCACGATTATAACCCTCCTGTGTTAACTTACCAGAAATAAACTGACTATTCCTTAACTTTATCTCTAACTGCAAATTCTTCTCTAACCTGTTAACCTCTAAATTGTAAATGTCCTCTATTATCTTAGACTTTATACTAAATATCTCCCTCTTCTCTTTCTCCACTAACTCCCTCTTGTTACTAAATATCTTATCATCATAACCCCTCTCTAACTCACTTAAACGCTTTAATAACTCCCGCTTACTCCTTAAACTATCATCTATAACCTTACCACTCTTACCATCATCAAAAAACGACCTAACTAAACCAATATTAGTAAACCTACCCTCCTCCTCACCACGAATAGATAAAACATCCCTCCTAGACCTTAACTGTCCTAACTTAAACTCAGCATACTCCTTAGAAAATGCCGCACCAGCTAAAGCAATACGCCTACTTATATCCTCCTGCACCCACTTACTACTCACTCTCTCTAAATCCCTACCACCTAACTTTATAACCCTAGACCTCACTAAATTACTTAAATTAACAGCACTAACATTAACATCCGTCACACTCTTCTCTAACTCGTCCCTTAAAACCCTAAAACCACCAGAAATTACTTTACCACTCTTCAATATCTCAAAAGCTACCTGCTTAAATAAACTCGATACCTTTAAACGCCTTATCCTCTCCTCTATACTTATTAAACCACTATCAAATAACTCATTCGTAATACCTATAAACTCCCTATATAAATCCTCTATCTCATTTATATAATCATGAGTAACACTAACTCCTCTAACACCACCACCCCTACCTTTCTTAACTCCTAATCTTAAAGCATCTAAAACACCCTTCCTCACAACCTCACGATCCTTGCCCGGCATCATCCTTATATCCTCCCTTATCTTAGTCCAATCAGTTAAACCACTAACACCTACTCCACCTAATAAAATACCCCTAGCATCAGCACCCTTCCTGAAAATATCATACCTACGCCTTAATCCCAATAACTCATTATTTAACTCCCTCTGCTTTTCTAAATCATTCTCCTTACTTATTAACTCCTCAGTTAACCTTATCCTATCACGATACCACCTGTCCAAATTCATCACACTCTTCCTCAAATCCATACCAGACTTGATACGACCTAAAGCACCCTCTATCTCATTCACCTTACTACCAAATACATCAAACTTAGAAATTAATAAACCTAAAACACTCACTAAACCACCTATAGCTAAAACTACACCACTTATAACAACAGGTAAACCACCAAAAACAGCACTTAAAGAACCTATAACACCTACCGCTACCTTTATACTTAAAAACGAACTTAATAAAACACCTAAAGATATAACTACACTATATATAGAACTAGGTATACGACCTAAAACATCAAAAAATCCTAAAAATAACTGTGTTATAACTCCTATAACAGGAGATAAATTCAATATACCCTCTAAAACATTGTTTATAAACTTACCAAATAATACCAATAACCTATTTAAATTAGTTAAAACACCAATAAACCTGTCCTGAATAGGTAATGAACTGTCAACAGAACCACCAACACCAAATAAACTATTGAAAATATTTATAACTAAACTAATACTAACCTTTACCTCATTAAATAACTCACTTAATGATAATATATACTCCCTAAATAACTTATACGTACCACTATCACTATCAAATAAATTATTACTAAACACAACTACACGCTTTAATAAACCCTCTATAAAAAAACCTACCTCATCTATTAAACCTAATATAACACCACGATTCGCAAAATAAATACCACTTAATGTATTAACAACCCTACTCCTTAAAGCATCTAAACGAAAATCAACACTGTCCGTCATCCTATTAAATGACTCATTTAAAAAGTTACTCTCCTTCCTTAAAAACTCCATCTCCTTCTTGACAACATCTAAATTACCTAATAAAGCATAAAAACCCCTAGACGCCCTTATCTCATTGAAAATACTATTTAAAAACTTCTCCTGCTCAGTAATAAAACCACCACGAGTACCTAACTCCTTCGATACCCTATCTATCTGCATTAAAACATTTAAAACACTACCTAACTCCGATACACCAGTCTTACCTAAAAAAATCTTTAAATCCTTACGATTAATACTGTCTAAATACTCATTAATTAACATAATAGCATTCTTGCCACGCTCTATAGGATTCAATAACTTAGTATAAATGTTAACTAACGATACCTGTGCCTCCGGAGCATTCCTTAATACCTTAGATAAAGCACTTAATAAAGCTATATTCTCCTCTAACGTAGCACCTAACTGCTTACCCATAGGAACAACATTCGATAAATACTTCGAAAAATCACCAACATTTAAACTACCCCTAGCAGCAGCTACTAAAAACATATTCAAAACCTTAGTACTATAATCTAATATGTCCGCATAATTCTTGGCCTCACTACCATAAGAAAATGTAACCTTCTGTAAACCCTTTATTATATCAGTTAAACTAGAATTCGAAGCTATACTACCCTGTATCGCCGGCTCCAATAACTTCAACGCATCCCTATACTCTAAACCACCCTCCACTATTAAATACAAATTCTCCACAACCTTCCTCAACGAAAGACCATACTTATTCGATAACTCTATTAAATTACTAACCACATCATTGTATAATAAATTATCAACCTTTATACCCCTTAATAAATCACTAATACCACCACCAATCGTAGACATCGCCTGTATCTGCTTTATCCTCTTGTCACTAACCTCAAAAACACTAAACGCCTCCTCTAAATTACGCCTAAACTCACTAAACACTACCTTACTTATACGACCTAAAGCATCCCTAAATACATCTATGTTACTTATATCAAATAATAAATCCCGATAACTACGACTAATAAACGTAAAACCACGACTAAAACCCTTAATTAAACTATTACTTATACCCTCATTCGCCCTGTCTATAAAATCACCTAAAGTCTCATACGCTACCCTCACCTTGTTTATATGCTCTAACTCACTCTGTAACCTACTACGAGCAGCACTAATCTCCAAACTCCTAACATCCCTCGCACGCCTTAACCTCTCTAACTCATTAATATACTGCTTATAACTATCCGCTATAACCTTCGCCTGCTCCCTACCACTCTTCTCTATACCCTTGTTTAATGCCTTAAATGTATCACTTAAACCCTTTATCTCCTTCTCAAATAACCTTATATTCTCACGCTCTTTCCTCTGTAACTCCTTTAAATCCTTATTTAAAACATTTATCTGCTCCTTGAATAAATTCCTAAACCCAACACCTAAAGAACTTATATTCCTGTTTAATAAATCATTCGCAGTATTTAAAAAATCCTTTAAACTCTTCTGTGACTTCTCAAAATCAAAACTTATTGAAAATAAATCAGTTACACCCATTATGAAATAGCTAATAACTCAACTATACCACTACCAGTACCCTGAAATTGACCAGTTATCTCACTTATATCAACAAAACTACTAAAAGCAGCACCAGTAGTATTCGCATCTAACTTACTATCAGTTAATACTAAAACCTCACCCGGCTTAACCTTCACATACGCAGTAACACCAGCACTCTTCTTTAAACCAATAACTAAAGTGTCAGCACCATCCCTATTCACTATAACCACACACTTTAAAGGTAATACTAACTGACCACCCTGTGACTGTGCACTGTCTAACTTCAATAAAGAAACAACAGTATTACCTATGCTTATCTCCTGATTGATAGACTGCGTAACAGCAGTAAAATCCTTCTGTATAACAATATTCTCACTCCTACCTGTATTAGTCACACCATTTAATGTAACCGTTAATCTAAAATCACCATTACCCATTACTTAACCCTCCTTTTCCTAAACTTAATATCACTACCCTTACTTAAATAATTACTTAAATCTAAACTTAAAACACAATCATTTAAATCACTCTTCATCGAAAAACCATACCTTAAAACACAATCATTTATATCATCTACACTAAACCTAATAAACTTAGAACTTAAACTCAAAACATCACCTATAACACAACTAAAATAATACCTCTTAGCCCTAACCCTACTTAATACTAAATCTATTAACTCAAAACCATAATAATTCAATAACTTAAAACAAATAACATTATCAATATCTAACTGCGATAAATAACCTAAACCATCAATAAAACTAACCTTCCTAACCTTACCAATATTATACCTACTACTAACTAAATCATAATAACAACCCCTATACTCTATACCTAACCAATCCTTACCTAAACTATCTAAATACTCACTAATATAACCAGTCCATACCGGAATAACTAAAATACTACCCTCTAAACTACCTAAAACACCCCTCTCTAAATCACTTAAACTATAATCTATCCTCTTTATATCCTCAACACTCCAACCCATAACTAACCCTTCCTATAACCCTTAAAACGCTTCTTCCTTAACTGATACCTCTGAAACTCCACACTAACAGCCTCCTTACCATCAACCCTATTGTTTATCTCACGGTCTATATCCATCTCCTGCTGTATATACCACTCCGTAACCCTCTCAATTAACTTACTATCATTTAAACTATTTAAATACGTAAATACCTCACTTAACTCTAAACACTCTATATACTCTATATCAAAATACTCTAAAAGTAAAAAAATAACATTTATATTTAACCAATTTATATCAAATATATTAAAATAATCCTTAGTAAACCTCCTTAACTCCTTCTCGTAAAACGCTAACTCCCTTCCTTCATAATACCCGATATACTCATAAATCTCTTTAATAGATTTACAATTTTTTTTAACACAAAACTATCCTCTATCTCCCTCTCCGTCTTTATAAATATACGTATCAATAACTCCAATAATAACTCCAACGGAGTATCTAATAACTCATTAACAGATAACTTACCACCAGTAGCTAAACTTAATACACCACAAAAATCCCTGTATAACTCCCCATAACTATCACTCTCTACATCATACTCATCCAACAATACCTTCGAAATCTTACCAAACACTATACCCCTAGAATACTCCTGATTAACACCAGATATATACCTAGCACACTCCTCTAACTTACCAAAATCTAAACCACTAAAATACGAAGCTAATTGATTATACTTCTTAATATCCTCCTCTATACTATCCCTAATACCTAAACGACTAAACAATAACTCACGCCTATCCTCACCACTTAAACCATCCCACACACTCAATATATCCTTCTCAGTAACAGATAAACTGTCCCATAACTCAGACTTACTTATATACCTCACATCATAACTGTCATTCTTCTTTAAACCTAATAACTCTAACAAAATATCATACTTTATACCTGCCCTCTCACATAACTTTATAAGCACTATCGATAACTTCTTTATAACCCTTAAATTACTATATAACTGTACCTTACCTATCTCTTCCTTACTTATCATACAACACTATCCCCTACCTATTAACTCTCTAACGGAACTAAATAATCATAACCATAAACAATATTATTATCATCCTCACCTAACTCTAAAAACTTCAAAGTAGCACTCACCTTCACCGGCTCACTTACATTGAAATTAAATCCCTGCGTACCAGTCACTAAACCCCTCTTCCTATGCTGCAAAAATAAATACTTACTAGGATGTAAATACCTAACTATCAAAAACTCCCTCTCAGGAAAAGTTGAACCACCAGATATAAACTTGACACCACCACCAGTTAAACTACTACCAGCTATCTTCTTTATAGGAGTATTAACAGCAGGTAAATACGATAACATATTGTGATATATCGTATTACCATTAACCTCCTCCACATACATTAACTCATCAAAACGCTTATTGTTTATACTAGAATGCGCAACTAAACACAAATCACCCTTCGCTATATTAGTACCATCAGCAACAACAGTAACCATATTCTCCGTAGCCGATGTAACAGTAGTCTGACCATCACTTGCAAATGTTATATTACTCGATACACTAGGCATAAAATCATTCGCATACGCTAACTGATACCCAACTAATGTTAAATGCGAAATCTCTACCTCCACACTATCCATATGCGCAGTCTTTATACTCATCTTCCTAGTCTGAGGAGAACCAGTCTTTACCTCAAACTCCTCAACATTAGGATTGATATTCGCCTGACCAGTTAATATACCTAACAAAGCCCAATCATTCACCTCAAACGGATTCGCATTCGCAAACTTCGGAGCTATAAATATACCAGTATCCGCTAAACCAGACATGGCCTGACTAAAACCTAACTGACTAGCAGGATTCCTGTAAGTAAAAGTCCTAACACCCATCACTAACCTCCATTATATAAACTATTATAATTATAATTATATAACATAACACTACCTATAAACACTATTTACCTCAATATTCATCTTAATACTCGATATAAACATCACCTGATTATTATTATAACTTAACTGCTCAACAGGTAATATCTCTATATCAGGTAATATATTACCATTATAACCTAAATTCAAATTCTCACCTATACTAACTAATAACTCCCTACAAAACACTATATTATCCTTCACAGCTACTATAATATCCCTATTTATACTACCTACATCTATATAAAATAAATAACGCTCATATGACATACCATTACGATTACTAATACTAACAGTATTATCATGCCAAATACCACAAGCTAAACCAATATCAGAAAAAACTACCTCAACAGAAGTCAACGGCCTGTCATATAAAGCATCACTACCATCATTAACCCTATGTAACTTCCCACCTCTACCACAAAAATAACTATCTCCCCTCACTATACCTAATAACTCATCCCATATCCCTATCGCAGGAACATAATTACCCCTTAAACGCATCCACAAATACCCTCCTTAAACCCTCCACATCCCTCCTGTCTATATACAAATAACCCCTCTTAGGTATAACAGAACGCTTATCCCTAGCATAAGGATTATACACCACACCACCTAAATTGTGTATCAAATAACGCCTACTATCAACACCCCTATAACTAAAAGAAAATACTATCCTATCACCCTCTAACCTACTAACTACACTATTCCTTAATATCACATACGGTAACCTCTCTAACGGCACATCACTTAAACGACGCCTACTACCAAAACCCTTATACGTCAAAGGACTATACGGAACACCAAAACTATCCACACCCCTCTTTATATTATTCACTATTAAACCCTTCACATAATCCTTATAAAAATTATTTGAACTTATCTTATCATAATAAAACCTAGCTAATATATCTGACCTCAAAACACCTAACCTAATATCTATCACAAACCCTTTAACTCTCTCTCTATACCACTAATAATCTCACTCTTTATACCTATATCATACTTCACTAAACGACCAAAATTAACATCCCCAGACGCAGGAACTAAACTACTATCATAATAATATCCTAACTTTATACCCTCCAAATACTCCCTCGACATCCTTAAATAATCATCCTTGTACTTCTGTATACCCTCCTGATTATAACCCTTCCTAGAAAACTCACTGTTTAATAATAAATTAACAGCTATAAACTCCACAGTAATAACAACCCAACTCGGTAACTCTATATAATAACCACCACTAACACTAAAAATAGCATCCTCATCCATAACCAATACATCAGACTCATTTATATCAATAACTCGCAACGTATAACGAAAATCAGGTAAATATAAATAACTGTTTATACCTAACTTACTAAAACAACCATCACAACTAGTAACAACATTGCTACCCTTCACCAAAACAACACGACCATCACGAACTAACTTGTCCAACGGAACCTTGTATATACCACTTATCTGATAATCTAATATACCACTAGCACGTGATATAAATGACCTTATAACACCCCTATCAATACTACTTAATAACGGAACTAACTCCAATACACTAGACGCAGTACTATACATTACACACCTAAAACCCTCTTGGCTGCCGCAAAACCAATCCTTATTAAATCCCTCTTGGTAACATTGTCTATATTAAAATCAAAACTATTATGATAACAATCCACCCTTATATGAATAGTACCCTCACTATCCTCCATAGACTTTAACTCACGACTTAAAAATAAACAGTCCATAACACGACAATTATACTCAAATATATTACCTATACTATTACTATCCACAGAATTCACCTTCACTCCTATAGTCCTACCATATATAGTAGGTATATCCACAGGATAATTATTCAATATACCACCATCCACATACACTAAACCATTCTTACTATAATAAGAAAAAATATTAGGTATACCTATAGAACACCTAACAGCCTCACTAACACTTAAATCATAACTATTACCCTTACATACAACCAATAACCTCTTGTTTATTAAATCAGTAACTAATACACTAAACCTAAACATCAAATCATCAAAACTATAAGGTAAATACCTCCTTAATAAATCTAATATCCTAACACCCTTTATTAAACCATAACCACTATACTTACTAACAGGAAACCAATTCCTATCAAATATCTTACTAAAATCTAAATCCAATAACAAAGACTCAATATCATTAGGAGTATAACCAGCACTATATAAAGCACCTACTAATGAACCACCAGATACACCAACTACCTCACGAACCCTATAATCACTATTATAGTAAAGATACTTCAATACACCTACATAACAAAAAAAATTTATACCACTACCACCTAATACTAAACGAACATCCATAACATACCAACTATCACTTCTTACCCTCTTTATCCTTCTTTAACTTCGATAACTCACTCTTTAACTCCACATTCTCTAACTCCAAATCCCTCTTCCTCCTTAACTCAGTTACCTCCTTCATTAAATTCCTTATTAATAAATCCTTCTCTGCTAACTCCCTATTCTCACCAGCTAACTTACTCTCTAAATACTTCGCCTCTAAATCATCCAATAACCTAACATTGTTAGCCCTCACCTGCCTATCAGCCTCTATCACATCTAACTCTATAACACTACCACCACTCACATACTGACCAGGAAAATCAGGTAAATAAAACCTGTCAACCCAATCATTAACCCTAACCTTCACCTTGTCCATAACCACACCCCTAACTCACCACAGTAGTAAATAAATAACCACACTTGTAATTCACTAACTCAAAACCATAATCTATCTGCCCATACGCCCACTCACCATTTATCGTAACATCATTATCACGATAAAATCCAATATCCACACCCCTATTCTGCCTTAAACTAAACTGCTTAACAAGTGTATCATCAAATAAAGTACTACTATTAGTGTCTATATAACAAAATAAAGCTATATCACCCCACACATAATTCGTAACACCACCAACACTAGTCTTATACTGAGCCTCACCTACTAATATCCTACTCTCAGGTATATCCATACCAGCACCCTTCAATAAATCAGCTAATATACCCTTAGTAGCTACCTTAGTATCCGTTAATGATACCCTATCCGATAAAGCCTTATTATATGATAACGCATCATTAACCCTAGCTCCTATTATCAATGTATTCGGCTTCCTACCAGAAGCATTCCTAATAGTCTGCAAAGCTAACTTAAACTGAACCGTAGGATCAGAATTGGCATTATCCCACCTGTCCGTACCAGTTAACGCACTAGTATGTCCAGGAAAATTAGCAGGATCCGTTATTAACCTAGATAAAGCAAGCTCCTTATTCAAAAGCAACTTGTCCTTTATCATAAATAACGCATCCTTCCTTAACTGCTCCTTACCAATAAAATCCGAACTATCCACTACAGAATAATCTATAAACTCCTTTAAAGAATGCTTGTAAATATTAAACTGCTTCTTCTCATAATCATGACTAACCTCCGCAGCACCACTCCTACCACTAACTACATCATTCTCAGGTATCAAATTAGCATCATTTAACCTATAATAATGACCTATTAACTTGTCCACATATATAGTAGGAGCTACTAAATCACTTATTAAAGCACTATTATTCCTTCTTAAAAATAACTCCTTTATAGGAAGTGAATTCTGAATACTACTCTTTGTAGGCATAACTAACCCCTCCCTTAAGCTGTCTTAACTTGTAATAATAACGTAACCGGCGCTAAAACACCAACAGTAGACTCCGTAGTCTCCGCTATACCTATAACCTGATTGTGAACAACAGGATTATAAGCCACTAAACTCTCAAAATCAGTACCTAAACCTAACTTGGCACCAGCAGTCCAACCACCAGTACCTACCTTACACAAAACAGTACAACCACTATTTATAGCTATGTCTATACCATCTCCAACCCTTATACTGTCTATTAATGTAATACCCCTTATAATATCACCCTGACCAGTAGCCTTCACTACCTTACCATTAGATAACTTCACAGGTATATACTGCCCTAAAACAGCACCTGCTTCATAACTAACCGACTGAACTCCCCTTAAAACCGACATTTCCTAACCTCCCTCACTTACCAAATAACTCCATAACCGCCTGCTCAAAACTTATACCACGCTCCTCAGCATACTTGTACGCCTTCGTAGTATTTAACTTCTCAAAAACATACTCCTCCCTACTCCTACCTGTATATACGTCACTCACATCCACATTAACATCACCTAAACTATCTCCTATCTCCTCACTATAACTCATACTAGTACCTAAATTCATTAAAAACCTCTTTAAATCATCCTTTATACCACTACCCTCAGAATAATTAAACTTATTCGCCTTACCTAATAAACCTAATACCCTATCCCTATTACTAGGTAATAACTTACCCTCCTTTATTAAACCATCCACAAATATCTTATCCTCTAAAGACTCCTTCTCAAGCACCATCCTCCTTACCTCACCCTTTAAATACTCTATATCCTCCTTGTACTTATTAATCACACCATCCGAAGATGAATCCATAACACCAACACCATTATTATTTAACACAGAACCCAATAACTCACCTATATAATTCTTTATATCAACCCAAAGCTCCTCCTTAAACTTGTTAAAATCAAATGAAACACCCTCTACCTTATCATTAGTAACATTAGCACCTTCATTAACTTGACCTTCATTAACATCCATACCAATAACCTCCCCATAACTATATACCATCATTATATCATAATCTTTCTCTTTTGTGTAACTTTTCTTAAACTTTTCTCCATAAATCCTCAACCTCTCCCACTGTGCCTCACGCTCAGAACCTAACAACGCTACCGCATCTAATACACGACTATATACACCACCATCCTGCACACGCAAATTGTGTATAACCTCAGCACTAATACCACTCAAATAACCCTTATATATAAACTCTATAACCCACTTGAATAAACGCAACGTACCTACTAAATAATCACCAATAACACGTAAACTACTTATATCTACCTCCCCTACCCTAAAAGGATAAAAACCTAAAAACCTATTCTCTCCCTCATCACTATGCGTTATCTTAACTATAGGAACCCTACCTAACTCCCTCGCACTCTCAACCATCACCTCCAAATCCCTCACATCCGTCCTCACACCATTAAATACACCAGTAGCAAATAACATAACATCCTTAACATCTAATACCTCATCATCACCTATCTTACTAAACTCCTCTAAACCTATACCATCAACTAACTCCTCCACAGCATACACTAACGGTAACATCCTACCCTCACCATAACTCAACGCTATCGCTAACGCCTGCTTCGGATTCGTAACCCTACTACCACTACTACTCCTTAACCTACCCCTCCTAAACTCGTCCATTATAAACCTAATCTTATCCTTACTAGTCATTCACACTCTCCTTAGGAACAGATATTAAACTCTCCTTTATCCAATCCTTGTCACTACTAACATCTAAATACCCTAACTTAGTTAATACCTCAACTATACTTAATAAATTAGAACGCTCAGCACTATCATTGTCACTAAACACTAATCTAGGATAATCCTCAATACCATACACATCACTATCAAAATTATACCTCATTAAAGGTACAACTAACTGCTCAAATAAACAATCCTCCAAAATACGCCTAGAATACCTAACTAACGGCATCTTACCCTGCTCCACCTTCACACTCGCCTCAGCCCTCGTACCATACCTGTCTCCCTGACTCACAGTTAAATCATTCAATAACAACACCTTCTCTATCTCCCTAGCAAAAAAATTTAATAAATCTATATACGGATTCCTTGACTTATTCGTAATATCCAATAACTCTGCCTTTATACGCTCAGGTAATATACCTATATTCGACTTCACTATATTCTCAGCAAATAACTTAACCTTACTTATACCATCATCAGACACAGCCTCAGGAACATATAACACAACACTAGGATTAGTAAACTTACTAGCACCCAATAACATTAACTTCTGTAACTCATTCATAGCAAAATATAAAGGATATAAAACATCAAATAACGCAAAACCATACGGATTACCCCTATTCTCTAAAAAATTAAACACTATAAACTTCTCCTTAGGTAACTCCACACCATCAACTAACCTAACCACACACTCTATATTGTCAAAACTGTCTAACTTTAAACTATATAATCCAGGACGCTTTAACTTTAAAGACCTCAAAAATACCTTAGTAACCCCCTCCCAATTATCATAATAATACACCTTCTCCGCTAAACTATAACCCACTAACACCGCATCCAATAAACCATAACAAAACTTGTTTATACTACCAGCTAACTTACTTAAATTTAACTCCAAAAATGACTTCAATAATAACGCCCTATCAGACTTACTACCCGGCTTAACCAAAACCTTCGGCTCTATCACAGATAACTTGAAATTGTTTAAAGCAGAATATATAACACTATTCCTCTCTAACTTCTCTAAAACACTAAAACCCTTTAAACTTAATAAACTACTACGTCCACTATACCCAACACCATAATCCAAAACCTCCCTATACCCATCTATGTCAAATACAGTATTAACACCAAGCTCTATAACAGGATTCTTACTCAAAATACTACCTAAATCCTTAACCCTCACCAAAAACCTCCTCTAACTCCAAAAAATTAAAACGACCACTAAACACTAAATCTATCCCACCTAACCCCCTATCTCCTACACAACCTATAACATCCGTATTAACCGAACCACCAACTACCTCATAATACATCCTCATTATAAAATTATCAGCATCATCAGGTGAACGACCACCTAATATCCTCTTTACCTCCTCCTTACTACTTATACCAAGACGCCTATCAGTATCCAAATTCTTCTTCTTATAACTACTTATCTCTAACACTATCTTCTCCTGTATACCTACATCATCTATCTCACAACCAATTAACCTGTCATTTATTAAATCACCTAACTTATACGCACACTCACTCTTTAAATTCATAAACCGATCATTCCTAGCACGACTACTACCAACAAATCCCACACAACCCGGTAACATGTCAACCACACCACCACCTACACCATCCTCATCCACCAAAACATTACACATACTAACACCATAACTCCTCACTAACTCCTTTATAAAATTAGCCGTCCTCACTAAAGCCTGACTATTACCCCTATCATAACTCAATACATGCCTACCAACCACCACTAAACCACGCCATAAATATATCACAGTCTCATTGTCACCATACCTAGATATGTCCGCAGTTATATAATAATCACCCGACATACCTAAATCATTGTCAAAAATACTTATTAAATTGTCATAACTACATAAACCTAACTCACTCTCCGAATACTCCCAATTACCCTCCAATAACCTCTCACGAGTTATATCATCCTTTATACCCTCCAAATTCCTCCTGTATATCTCCACAAACCTCCTATTCGGATTGTCATCCACAAAAGCCTGCACAAAACGATACTCAGACGACAACGTACCAGCAACATACGGCTTGTATATAACCTTGTATAACCAATTCTTAGAAGGATTACACGTCAATAATACCTTAGGAGTAAGATCATACCTGTCCAATAACCAACGCAACCTACTCCTCACTACCTCAAACGCCTTCTCCGATACCTGACCAGCCTCCTCTATAAAAGCAAATGTATACGGAGTAGAACCTAAACGCTCAAACTCCTTGTCAGACGGCAAATCCGATAACTCCATAAAAACCACAATACTACCATTCTCAAAACTACACGTATTATCACGATTATTCCACTTGTAATGAACATAATTCACTAAACCAAAATCCCGCAAAACCTCATTAAACGTAACCTTCGTACTCTGCACTATATCACGCAACCTCTTCCTACCTACCAAAACCCTTATACCAGAATACCTTAAACAACTCAAAATAACCCACGCACAACCTAAATAACTCTTACCACCACCAGCAGCACCACCATATAAAACAACATTAACTCCCCTGTCATTTAAATAACTAAACGCCTCATGCTGCTTCTTACTCGGCTTGAAGTCTATCCTCATCTCCACCCGGAACTATATAATTTATCTTTAAATCCCTTAAATCTATAGCACCACTATGCTCAGCCTTTATAGGTGATATATTACCTAAAACACGATTACGCTCCTTTATACAATCTAATATAACCTCCAAAGCCTTCATATTCTCAACCCTAGTCCTCTTAACTAAACGATCATACCCCTTACTACCATCACGCTCCAACTCCTGCAATATACCCTCCTCCTTACTACGCTCAAAAACATCCCAAGCCTCACGCTCCAATACCTCTAACTTCATTAACTCACGCAACTTCGTAAACTCACTTAATAACTCACTATCCTTTCCTAACCTACCCTTACTATCCTCTATAACACCCCTCACATACTCACTATCAACACCAAACCTCCTTAACTCCCTATCCCTTAATATCTCACTAACCGTCTTACCCTGCAAATATAAAACTAATACACGATAACGCTTAAACTCTTCCTCTATATCCATAAAACACACACCTACCTATGATATAATTATAACATGCAAGACTATAATCTATACATAAAACTACTACTTATCCTAACACTAGAAAATAAAATAATCTCTAAAAAACAACTAATAAAAACTCTAAATATTAATAACCAAATCTATAATAACATAATACAATATATCCAAAAACTAAATAAACCTAAATTACTATACCTCATAACTATTAATAACTCACACCAATTCATAACTATCAATAAACCAGATATACACACAGGAATACACATAGCACGACAACTACCTAACACACACATCCACTCCATTAATATCACTGAATTATAATTTTTTGACTATTTTATTTTTTACTATCATTACATTTTTTACAAAACTTATCTTATTGTTACAAATGAAAATTTTTCTTAACGTCAAAAAAATAGGATATAAAATACCAAAAAATAAGCATTCCTCATTTTCAGTCAATAGCTTTTATAAATAACACATTTTTTGAATAACCCTTTCCTATATCAATTAATAAACATTTTTTGATTATTTAATAGATATTTTGACAATGAAAAATAGCCTCAAAGTATTATAAATATTAAAACACAGGGATGCCTACTATATATATACTATATATAATATATAAATATAAATATAATATAAATATATATATAATATAAATATAATATAAATATAAATATATATATAAATAAATAATATATATATATATATTATTAATATAATATTATTTTATATATTAAATATATTCTCTATATAATATTATTCTTATATAAAAATATTATCTAAAAATAATTGTTAAATATTGTTAAGAATATATATACTTTTCTATAGATCTCTACTATACTAAAAATAGTTTTTTCTTTTTTCTTTTTTTTGGGGTTTTTTTCTTTTTTCTTTTTTAAGTTTGGTTAAAGAGAGAGAGAAAGAGAGAGAAGAACTGTACACAGAATAAAGTGTGTACCACAAATTATTTACCTTACTCTATATTAATTGTTAAGAAATATTAAGATAGTAAGATATAATATAGTAAAATAAAAAAAAATAATATAGTAAGATAAAATAATATAATAAAAGAATATAATATAGAAAATAAAATATAATAGAAATAATAGAAAAATATAAACCCGAGAAAAACTATAAACCCGTAGAGCCGAATCCAGAATCCCCCCTGCCCGCAGCACTTAAACTCTCAACCTCTACAAAATCCACCCTCATAACCCTATTTATCACTAACTGTGCAATACGCATACCTTTCCTTACTCTAAAAACATCCTTACCATAATTCATTAATATCACACATATCTCACCTCTATAACCAGAATCTATAGTACCCGGAGAATTTAAAACAGCAACACAATACCTCGACGCTAAACCACTCCTAGAACGAACCTGTGCCTCAAATACCTCACCAGGAACACCAGTATCAGGTAACTCTATCGCTATACCAGTCCTTATAACACCACAAGTACCAGCATCTATATCCCTATCCTCCACAGAAAATAAATCTAAACCAGCATCACCATCATGCAAATAACAAGGTAAAATAGCATCACCACACAACCTCTTAATTCTTACTTCCATCTATATACCTCCTCCAAAAATCTATACTAACTTCCTCTATTAAATTACCTATAAAACTACTATAATCAAGACAATAAATCTGTAAAGTATCATTAATTAAAGCTAAAACATACCCAACATCAACACCTAAAACATGCATATAAAGCTGAACCTGTGCCTGATAATATAAAGGAACACCATCAACCCAAGCCTTCGCACCATGCTCAGTAACATACTTACACTCTAAAATACCAGCAATCTTTCCATCCTCTAACAATAAACCATCCAAAGAAGCCTGTAATATATCACACTTCGGATTCACTATTATCACATTGTCTAAATGTAAAACATCTACTTTATACATGTCCCTAAACCTGTCTAAAATAACAACCTCCTGCTCCGAACCACGACTCATCCTCTCCATAGCTTTCTTACTAAATTTCCTCTCCTTCTTACCAGTCTTGTATAAAATAAAATCCTCTAAAGTCTCATAAGGATTGACTCCTAACAATATACCTATCTCAGAACCACCAATCCCACGTCTCCTCTGCTCTAACCAAGAATCCCTACTCTCAAAAGAATAAATCCTGTGATTAGGTAAAAGCACACTTAAATCCATATCCCCCTCCTCTCTAAAAATATATATTAACTATTATAATATGAAAATATATTTTTGTCAAAAGATTATTAATTTTTCTTAAAGAGAAAATATCTACTATTAACTAACTTATAAAAATAGCATTATTATGCATAAAAATTGATTTTAACAGTAGTTTTTATATGCTCAGGTATAAATATATTACCAGGATAAAAAAGTGGGCTAAAAATGGCCTTAAATGAATTCGCATAGAAGTCTGATTTTGTACAAGTACAGATGGGCGACCCCTCTGGGGGGTATTTTTATTTTTTTTAGTTAATTTAACTTTCTTTGTTTTAAAGATTGATTTTTAGTTTATTGTTTTTTGATTAAAGAAATTAGTAATAAAAAAAGCCCTTTTAAAAGGATTTTTAAAGTTAAAAATAAACAAGTTAAATAATTAGTAAAAAAAAGACTTTTAAATTAGAATCTTATATTTATTAATCAATTAACAGCCCGTCTAAGCATTAATTCTTTTTTATTTAAAAAATGATTATAACAATTATTACAAATGTTAACATTTATAACTTCTTTTTTAATATGTTTAATATGATTAAAGAAATAAAGATCATAAACCAGCCAGGTATTTTTAATATCTATAAAATCTATTATATCATAAATATGATTACATAAATCACATTTTATAAGTAATAAATGTATATAATTATTTTTATATTCTTTATCTATAAATTCATTAATACCAGGTAAAATATAATTTAAATAAAAATTATCATTTGATCTATAAAATGGATACTGTCCTAATTCTAAAAATGATGTATATTTTGAATTTGTAAAATCTTTATATTTATTTTCTTTTATTTTATTTTTAAATGTTTTTTTGTATTTTTCAATTTTTTTTCTTTTTTCTATGTAATATGAAAAAAGCTCCCCTACGCCGCCTTGATTATGATCTTTATTTAATAAAAAACATTCTATTATAAAGTTATAAGCCTCTTTATCATTCATACCTTCTAATTCTAATTTTAAATCGTAGGTATCTAAAAAATCTTTAATTAAATCTTTATTATTATTTAATATATTAATTTTAAATGAATCATTTTCTTTATTAATTACTAATAAATCATTACATAATCTTATTTTAGAACCTTTATTTAATAAACCTACTAATTTATTAAATCTTTTTTCAGTATTTAAAATGTCTTTTAGTTTCATAAAATAAACCTCCTTTTAAATAATAATAATAATAATAAACTAATAATACATTTTAAAACAATTAAAAACAGCTCATTCTAACCACCCCCTTTTAAATCCTTTTATATTTTAATAATAACATATTTTTTTATAACTGTCAATAAGTATTTTAAAAATAATTGTTAAATATTATTAAGTATCAATTCAAAGATACCATTAAAACGCCAGTAATACTATTAACAATCTCCTCCTGTGTTTTTTCTAAAAAGCAATGTTTACAAATATTAACATTATCTAAAATAGAATAATATTTTTTGTAATTATTTTTTCTTAATATTTTATTAGAATAAAAGAACTCAAATTTTTTATAATGACTTAAAAAATCATTTATACTATAAAATGAATTACAACAGGTACATTCTAATAAATCTAACTCTTCAAAGACCGCTTTTACATTATTAATATTAGTTATTTTTTCAATCTTTTTAAACAATCTATTTAAAAGGAATTTTTCTATATATTTTTCTATAAATGAATTGTTATTTTTCTTTAAAAAGTTTTTATATAAAATATTTGTTATTAAATAATCATTATTACTTACTATATTATAGTTATAATCTAATATTATAAACCCCTCCCTTTGTATATCATATGAAATAATTATTTTATTATTAAATAGTTTAATATCAGCACCCCTGTATATTTTACTAGGAATCATAAAAGCCCCCTTTTAAAGTGAAATTATAAATATTAATACCTTTTTTAAAAAGTTTTTTATTTTTTTCTTAATTTTTTTCATAAAAGCCTCCTTTGATTAATTCATTTATAAAACATTCATTATCATTTAAAAGCTCATCCTTTTTATTTACAATAACAAGCCCGCCCTTGTTTAAATCAAATTTAATTCTAACTTCATTATTAAACAATCCTATAAAAAAGCCTTCTTTTAATTTGTTTTTTATATCATTTAAACCACCACTTTTTACTTTTAACATAAAAACCTCCTTTTAAATAATAATAATAATAAATAAAAGCCCCCACGACCCCCTCTTACTTTCTTTCCATTCTAACCACCCCCTTTTTAACATTCTTTATACTTTTATAATAACATATTTTTTTTAAAAACGTCAATAATTATTTTTAAAAAAATTGTAAAAAAATATGAAGTGATTAAAAGAAATATTAAACATGTTAAGTAATGTAAAATTTGTAAAAAAAACTTGACGCCACGAAGCAAGTGTGATATAATCCCTGGAAGGATGCAGACTTTGATTTTTTTTTATTACTTTAAAATTTTAAAATTTGCTGAATCTTTAAATCCAGGTAGCTTTAAAATTTTTTATACTATGAACTTTAAAATTTTTCTAAAAAAGCCCACGCTAGGTAACTTTAAAATTTTTAGAAATATCAAAGTACCTTTAAACTTTTTAGTACTGTGTTTTAAAATTTTTAGTGAAGTTTTTTTATTGAACTTTAAAACGCCCGCAGCCTTGCAATCCTTCCACCCCTCCCCTTTTTTATACTTTAATGTTTTAACATTCTTAAGATTAAAAGTTTTAATGAAAGACATCATAAAGATGACACCTCCTTTTAAAATACTAATAATAACTTAATTTATTGAATCCTTATACTAGAACGATTTTTTAATTAGTAGTTTTTCTTTAATTTTAGATTTTAGAATATTTGTTATAGCAATACTTACAAATATTTGTATCACTTTTTATATCTACAAAGTCTACTATATCATATATATCGCCGCAGCAATCACATTTAAAGAGGAGAGTATATACATCAGATATGCAAGAATCTATATAATTTCCAACTCCTGGTATCATGTATTCTAGATATTTATTGGTAGAGCTTTTGTAAAAAGGATGAATTTTCAATTCTAGGAAATAAATTTCTAAAAGATCAGCTTCAGTTTTTTCTCCTTTTATAGATTTTAGGCAGTACTCGTCTATTTTTTTGTCATATTTATCTCTATAAGTTATTAAATGGTTATTGAAATCTAAAATTTCATTAAACTCATATATAAGATCTTGTGTTTTATCTCTTGTATCTTCATCTATATCATCATTTGTAGGTATATTAAATAGGAAAGCATATATTATATAACTTTCGAAAGTTATACTGCTATCGAGAGTTAATGCATCTTTTTCTTTTGAGTTTTTATCTTTTATAATTCTAAATAGATCATCGCACAAGCTTACAGTAGCACCATTGTTTAATAATTCTAAGAGGCAGGAATTACTGGTTACATTTAGACATTCAGACAACTTCATAAAAATACTCCTTTCTTAAAATACTAATAATAAAAATAAAAAACTCTTAAAAAGCCCATCTTTTTTTTTACTCACTCATTTAAACTCACCTCCTTTTTCAAAAATTCATTTTATACTTTAATAATAACATATTTTTTTTTAACTGTCAATATGTTTTATAAAAAAAAATTATTAAGAAATGTAAATCATTATAAAATAGTGTGTAGTTTGTAATAAAAACTTGTTTTTAATTATGTAGTGTGGTATAATATTTTATAAGTGTGTGGGTAGGGATAGTTATTTTATGGTGTTTTAAAATTTTTAAAATTTGTGGTGTTTTAAAATGTCCTGTAGCTTTAAAATTTTCGGCTTTAGAATTTTGCAGCTTTAAAATTTTTGTAAACTTAAAATTTTTCGTAGCTTTAAAATTTTTAGACAGTTATTATGAATCCTTCGGGTGTTTTTATTTTAAGTGAGTTATTGTCTACGAATGCGTAGATGGTGTTATTTATTGGGTTATTAGTAGGTAGTGTTGATGCGTTTCCTATGTGAAGGATTCCGTTACCTGTTGTTGTGGTGAAGTTAGATTTATCTATCCATAGGTTAATAATTCCTTTATTATTTTGGTCTCCTATTGATATATTTCGTGAGTTAGTATGTGTTGTGTTATTTCCGAATGCTTCTATTATTTTGGTATTTATAGTATCTGGTGAGTTATTATTAACATTTGCTATTATGAAGCTGAGTGTGTTAGAGTTACCTGTTGTTGCTATTTTGATGCTTTTTTCTGATGTTTCTGATGATGTGGACAGTAGGATTCCTCCTCTATATTCGGGTGTTGAGATGCTTTGGAATAGTGAGTAAGCGTTAAGTGTGTTTTCATTTTTTGGTATTACGTGTAGTAGTGCTGGTGTGTTAGAGACGGAGAATCCTGTATTAGTATTTATTAGTACTTTAGTACCTGGCATAGTTAGGAGTACTTTATTATTATTAAAGCCGAATGCAGCTTTAATATTTGGGTCTGAGTATAGTCCTATGTTATTGTAGGAGCTTTGGGGTACGTGTGCGAATAAGATATCTTGGCAGAAGCTAATTGTTAATCCTATGCCGTCACAGTTCATTGCGAATGCTCTTGTAAGGTCTGGTCTTTTATATCTTAGGAATAATCCTAGATTTGTTTTTTCTGTGTCAATATAAGCGGTTGGGGAAGCTAGGGTATTAGTTATAGAGTTAGTGTATATTCTATTCCAGTAGTTAGTATTATTACCTATTGATAGTGTGTTATTATTAGGTATAAGGTCTTGGTTAATATTAGTTGTTGTTAGGTTTGACAGTGATTTATTAGCTTTATTATTAGTTTCGTTTATTATTTGGTGATTAAATGTGATTTGGTCTTGTAGGTCTTGTATATTAGGGTTCATGATACTCCTTGTGAGCCTAGTATAATGAATTCTAGTTGGGAGATGCCTACTTTATAGCAATAGAGTTTGATATATCCGTAGTTTTGGTTAATTATTTTATTAGCTGTTGAGCCGTTAATTAGGTTAGAGTTAGTATTGATAGTGATGTTATATGTATTTGCGTTACCTGTTTCGTCGAATATCCAGAAGCAGGAGCCTTCGATGACGTTTTGGTTATATGCTGGTAGTGTGATAGTTATTGATGTTGTGGAGCTTCTTATACCTATTACTTGTATTTGGCCGTTTATGTTAGTATTTATAGTAGTGTTAACATTAACATGTATGGGTTTAAGTATTGGTGTATTAGTTCCGATTCCGTAGTTATTAAGTATTTTAATATTTTCGAATGTATTTGCTAGTGCTTGGTTGACATCGGGTATATCTGTATTTAGAGTATTTATAGGTAGAAAGACATTTTGATTTACTATCATATAGATATTATATCATAAATTATTATATTTATATCTATCATAGAATTTATATTTTGATGGGTCATATTCGAATAGTAATTTAGAAGTCATGCCTGACCTATTTTTTGCTATAATAATTTCTATATTATCTTCTGTGTTTTGGTTATAGAATTTATCTCTATATAGTAGCCATACTTGGTCAGCGTCTTGTTCTATTGAGCCACTATCTTTAAGGTCAGCTAGCATTGGTTTTTTATCATTTCTTGATTCTAGACTTCTATTTAGTTGTGCTAGTGCGAATATTACTACGTTTAGTTCTTTTGCTATTGATTTAATTCTTTTAGATATTTCTGTTACTTCGTGGTATATTGATTGTCTTTGTTTATTGTTACTTTGTAGGAGTTGTAGGTAATCTATAAATATTACTCCGTTATTGGAATATTTTATTATTTGTTGGTGTATATCATCGATATTAAAGACATTATCTACTATAGACAGGTTTAGGTGTTTTAATTTTTCTTTTGTATAGTCTAGTATATTTTTATTTTCTAGTATAGTTTGTCTTTGTTGGTTAGAGACTATAGAGAATATTCTATTTACTATTTCTTTTTGGGACATTTCTAGTGAGAAGAAGAGTACTGGGTGTGTTTTAGCTATATTAACTGCTATATTAAGTGCTATTGTTGTTTTACCTATGCTAGGTCTTGCTCCTATGATTATTAAGTTTTTTTTATGTATTTGTGTGTATTCATCTATTGTAGGGAATCCTGTTTTAATTAGTTCTTCTTGTGTTTCGAATAGATCCATTATTTCTGCTATTTGATTTGGTTTTTGTGTGTTGTTTACTTCTATTATTTCTTGCGTTGTGAATTGTATATCTTTAAGTATTTGGTCTGGGTGTGTGTATTCTTTTATTCTATTAAGAATTCCCGAGAGTTTGAATTTAGTAATTCTTTTTAGGTATAAGGTTTCAAGTTGTGTAATTTGTTCTTTAAGTACTTCCAAAGAGAAATTGAATTTGCTGTTATATATAGTATCGAATATACTATCAAATACTGTGTTTTTTTTAAGTCTTATGTGTTCTAAGAATATTTCTGTAGTTATTGGTTTATTATCATAGAATAGGTTACATATTTCATTAAAGCAGAATTTATAGTTTTCTGTAAAGAAGTATTCAGTTTTAATTTTTGGTAATAGGTCAGGTAAGTATCTATTAAAATATAATAGTTGAGCGATTATTAATTTTTCTAAATTTTCAGAGAAAATTTCCATAAAAAAAGTATTTATACTATATAAAAATATTATATAATAATATTAGTTATGGTTAAGAAAAAAGAAACAAAAATTCAAAAAGAATTAGTTGAGAGAGAGATTAATGGTGTAAAGGTCAAGTTTGAGTATCGTGTGGATGTAGAGAGGCCGTCTCAGATTTATTTATTTAATTTACTAATTGCTTATTTAAGAGAGAAGTATAATATTAGTACTCGTTATACTGATTATCTTACTATAGGTAATTTAAAGAAAGCTATACCTATTGGTAGGTCTGATATAATAGAGGATATAGAGAAGGTTATTTATGATGTTTGTATAGAGTTAAGAGAGCTTAAGTATGGTAGGAGGTTATTAAGAGACAACAGGCCGTTGCAGGAGCAGTTTGTAATGCACTGTATGGCAGCTATGCATAATGATATAAATGAGAAATATAAAAATATCATTTAATATTGATAAACACGAGAGTATATATAACAAGGTACCTTTTAAGGTAAGGAATTCTTTTGGTAAGAGGCTTGAGGAGAAGGGTTTAGATATTGAGGTTCTCTCTAAGATGACAGGTATAAAGAAGTCAAAGTTAGAGGGATTACTAGATGATGATTTTTCTAAAATAACATTAAAGGACTTGATAGTTTTAAGTTATGTTCTAACACAGAATCCAAGTGAGATAATAGATATAAAGATATTTGATAGTGGTAGTGATAGAGAAGGTAGTAGTTATTCAGCGGGTTTTATTGATGGATTATATTATGCTATACAGATAGTAAAGAATCTTGATGTTAATATGAATTTAGACAGGTTACTTGCTTTTTATAATAGGATTAAGACTGACAAGACTGGATAGCTTTTTGGTATAGTATTTTTAGACTTTCCAAAAGGATTTTTTCAGTAATATGTTGATTACATTTAATCCAGACGTCTTCTATAGTTGCTTTATCTTTTGATTCTGTGAATATTTTACTAGCTCGTTCGTATAGGATTTCATTTCTTTTAAAATCATATGCTATTTTAAGTTCTTTATTGTTATTTATCTCTTCAAAGTGTTGTTTATATAGATTAGTTAGTTCTTTATAATCATTGGAATTAATTATTATAGACATTAATGAGTCTTCAGGTGGTGGATTGTCTATTTTAGTATTACGTATTTTTTCTAATATTTTTTTTGTTTTTTGATTGACAGCTAGTATTATCTCGGGAGTATTTATTTTATAGCACTTTCCAAAAAGATATTTAAGATTCTTAATATCATGAAAGTTATCTAATTCATTTAGAATAGATATAAAGACTTCTTTATAGGTAGACGAATAATTTGCTTCCATTGTCGAATGTTAAACTTCCATTTTTACCTATATCAATAGAGAGTAAATCACTATCAAGTTGTTTTATTATTTGGTATAGTATATCAACATTTATTATTTTTTTAAATGATATATATACTTGATTGCTTTTTATATTAATATGTTCTTTTTTAAAGAGACCTTTTTTAAATACAAATGAAATATATTCACTTCCAAATATACCTTCTAGGTAGCACTTTTTTATTTTTGAAGACTTTAATAAGTATAGTGCTTCCAGGAAGGATTTTTTAGAGACAAATAAAGAAGAGATTGTATTTTCTATGCTAAGTACATTTTCATTATCTTTTTCTAATTTAGAATCATTTATTATAAGATAATTGTCTTCCATGTATATATTAATCTCTTCATTGTTATATTTTATCATATTATCAATATCATTTACTCTAAATATAGTATCAGAGAAGTTATTATCTATGTGTATTACTTCCAAGTTAAATGTCTCTTTAAAGAAAGTATTTAAACTTTTTGCTATTATTTCTAGTATATATGTGTTACTTAGAAAGTATTTTACTTTTTTGATATTTATAAACACACACTTATAGTTTTTTGCTATAAGTACTGCTTGAATAAATCGTTTTTTATCTTTTAATTTAAAATGTATATTTTGTTTAACTAACATATAGTATCTCCCATTCATAATATTCTGAATAATTATATTCTACTAATACATTTTCATAATCATCTATATTAAATAAAGTAAGTTGCATAATATTCTATTCCTCCATATAGTAATAATCATCGTCATTATCATAATCTCTTAATGTTTTTACTAGACCATCATCGGTAAGGATAGTAATATTATCCCCCCGTAATTTAGCCCATTCGATTTCGTCTTTTCTTTTTTCCATTTCATCTTCATAAATTACTAAACACACAATTAAGCCCTCCTTTTATACAAAAAATTCTTTATTTTTATATAGAAAATCAGTAATTATTGGATTGTTAAAGATATTTCTGCCTTTTTCAATGTTTTTATAATAAAGTGCTGATGCTATATTATCTTTATTTTTTTCAAAGAATAACTCTATCATATTTGATTTGTTTTTTATACTTTCAATAAAAGCTTTTTTATCTTTTTCAATAACTTCTAACTCTTGTTTTAGTTTTTCTTCATTCTCTTTTTTTTCTTTTTCTTTTTCTTCTATCATTTCTTTAATCTCTTTTATTCTTATTTCTTTGGAAGCATCCCATCCTTCTACATTTTGTTTTAAAAATGTTAATAGTCTTACTTTTTCTTTTTCAAGCTCTAATAATCTTTTCTTAGCTTTTTCTATATCCAATAATTCTACTTCTTTTTCAGATATATTCCAGCCGTGTTTACATCTCTCTACTATTAAATTAAATTTTTTCTTTAAATAATAAACTAGTCTTGTCTCATTACCTTCTCCAAAAAGTTCTGTTATTTTATTTTTATAAAAAGTAACAACTCCATTGAATCCTGACTTGTATTGTCTATACAATAAATAGATTAGAATACTGTCTCTACTTTCTGTGATTATTCTTTCTAAAATATCATCTTCGATATTTACATATTGCATATTTTCAAAATTATCTGTTAGAATATATACTTTACCATTTTTATACTTCCAGGACTTCTCTTCTTTATAACTTATAAACTCTTTTATTAATTCTAATTGCTCGTCCTCTAAAGACGAAGTAGTATATTTTTTAAAGTCAACAACATGCAGGTTACCTTCTTTAAGAAGTAGTAAGATAAACAATAAAGCAGTTTTACCTATCTTTTCTTTACTACGAAGATTAAAAATTCCTTCTAAAACTTTAAATGGTAATTTCATTTGCCCCCCCCTTTCTTAATTAAATAATCTTATAAAATTACTCTTATTTTTTTCTATAAAAGAATCTTTATTTAATTCTAAAAACTTCTTAGCTTCATCTACAATAACTCTTTGTCTAGTTCCTAAAAACCAATTTTTACAAATTGTATTTTCTTTTTCATTTATAACAATATACGGAATAGTATCAAATAATATCCCTGTAATAATAGGTAAAAATAAATACTCATTAACTCTAAAACTGTAACTTAGTAAGTCACTTTTAATATTCTTTAAATCATAATAAAAAAACTTTTTACAAAAATCATCTTCAAACTCAACATCAAACTCGCAACCATTTAAATCTGGAAAATTATAAATAAGTTCCCTTATCACCGGAAACATATAATCATACGTATCATCCTCGATACATAACTCCACATCAACTCTTTTTACTTTCATAAAAGCCCCTCCAACTAAAAATAATATATTTTTATTATAAAATAACTTTTTTTACTTGTCAAATATTAATACTCACTTTTTAATAATTCTTAACAATAGATATTATGAAACTCTTTTAGAAAGTACTAAATAAGCAAACATTTTTAAAATCAAAAATACTATTCTATTTTTTTAGAATTTTTTATACTATATTTTAGATAATTTAAAATATACTTAAGATGGGTTATAAATTAATAGTTGCTTATGATGATAATTTTGGCATAGGATTAAATAATTCTATATCATGGTATTTACCTGAGGATTTAAAAAGATTTAAAGAACTTACTTTAAATAGTAATGTAATAATGGGATATAAAACTTTTGAGAGTATTATAAATAGAAATAATAAACCTCTTCAAAAAAGAAACAATATTATTTTAACCAGAAAAAATATTACCTCTAAGTATGATAATTGCTTTTTTTTTAATAGTATAGATGAGATACTATCTAAATATAAACAAGGTTGGATTATAGGTGGACAAGAAATATATGAACTTTTTTTTGAATATGTTGATGAAGTATTTGTTACTAAAGTAAGAGGAATCTTTAACTGTGATAAATTTTTTACTATTAGAGAACATTTAAACTGGGAAGTTACTAAAAATCAAGATTTTAAAGATTATTCTTTTATAAACTATACTAGAAATTCTAAAAATTAAGGTAAGATTTATTAATAACTCACCTTACGCAAAAAATTATTCAAACCTAAATATATTCATATTTAATTATAAATAAAAATATTATTCAAATAAAAATTTGTTATTTTGAGCTAGCTTTATTTGTATTATATTTCATTCTGTGTAACATGAATTAATAAAATAAAATTTTTAGTAATGGTTTCTGTGAGTTATTAGAAAAAGTACAGCAAAAAGTATAGCAACCAAATTACAGTAATCTAAAGTAAAAACATTACCATCCTTCCTTAAACTTCAGTAAAGCTTTGAAGTGATAATATTATAATTATACTATTCCTTAAACTTAACTGAACGAATAATTCTAATACCTAGTATAGCAGCAAATATATAACCACCAATTCCAAGAATCATAGTTATAGGAATTCCATAAATATTAATTGTTTCTTTTGTTGATATTATAAATATTGCAGAACTTATAATTAATGATGATATTATAAAACCTGAAGTAAGTTTTTCTATAATTTCTTCCCATACTTTTAAATATTTTTCTTGTCCTACATTTTCATGTTTTAATTTTATATCTCCATTTTCAAAATCATTCAAAATAGAAATCATCTGTCCTGGAACTTCTCTTGACCATTGATAAAATTGTAAGGAGCTTTTTAAAAAATCTTGACTTAGTCTCTGAGCTGACCATCTTTTTTTTATCAGCTTTAATACAAATGGTTGAGCTTCCTTTTCTAAATCTAGATCTGGATCAAGACTTCTACCTATACCTTCTATTGTTAGTATTGCTTTTCCCATAAGAGTGTAATCATTAGGTATTTTTATTTTATTTTTTTTTGCTCCTTGAATTAATTCATTAAGAATTTCACTGAATTGAATTTCTTTTAAAGGTAGTCCTTCTATTCTTTGTAAAACTTCTGATGTTTCTCTTTTAAACTGTTCAAAATCAACTTTTTGAGTTTTTTTACCTAAATTATATAAAGATCTAGATACGCCTTCATGATCTCTAGTATTTAATGCAATTACAAGTTCTGCCATTTTATCTCTCATAGCTTCATCTAAAAAACCAACCATACCAAGGTCAATAAAAGCTATTGTATTACCTGGTAATGCAAATATATTTCCTGGATGTGGATCGGCATGAAAAAAACCATTTTCAAAAACCATATAGAGTATGGCATTTAAAGCTATTTTTGCAAGAATTTTTTTATCACAACCTATCTCTTCTGCTCTTGTAATTTTAATACCTTTTATTTTTTCCATTGTGAAAACTTTTTTTCCTGATAGCTCTTTATATACTTTTGGTATTTTTATTTGGTCATGATATTTGAAAGCCTCAGCAAATCTTAATGCATTTCTTAGTTCATGTGAATAATCTAGTTCTCTTTTTACTGCTTTTTCGAATTCTCTTATAATACCAGTAGGGTCAAATAATTTTAGATCTGGTATTTGTTTTTCTGCTAGTCTTGCAAGAGTATACATTAAATCAATATCTTTTTGAATTATTTGAGCAACATTTGGTCTTTGAACTTTTACTACAACTTCTTCACCTGTTTTTAATACAGCATTATAAACCTGTCCTATTGATGCAGTTGCTATTTGTTTTTCATCAAAACTTTCAAATAATTCTTCTATTGGTTTAAGTAATTCAGATTCTATTTGATTTCTTGCTTCTTCAAAACTAAATGGTGGAACATTATCTTGTAAGTGTTTAAATTCTTCTATAAACTCTTCAGGTATTAAATCAGGCCTAGTACTCATTATTTGTCCAAGCTTTATGAATGTAGGTCCTAATTCTTGAAGTACAAGTAATGATCTTCTAGCTAAAGTTATATTTTCTACATTTTCTTGAACAAACTCTTTTCTTAATTTATTTATTAATGTTCCAAAAGCTGTCTCAGACTTTGCTATTTCCTCTACTATCTGACCAAATCCGTGTTTAATTAAAACACCGACAATTTGGCTAAATCTATTTATATCACTTATAGCACTAAGTGGATTAAAAGTCATTAACTAAAAGCCTTGTTAAATCTTTCTATTGCCTTTTGTAAGTTTATCATGGAATCTGCATAGGATAACCTTAAATAATTTTCCGAACCAAATGCAATACCAGGAACAGTAGCTAAGTAGTATTTTTCTAAAAGATATTTAGCTATTTCTTCAGAGGAATCACCATAACCTTTATTTAATAGTCCCTCTACTGAAACGAGCATATAAAAAGCCCCTTGAGGTTTATTAACCTTTAA